CTATATCCTCCACTTGATGACAATGCTTTCAGCTGTGACCTGGACTTTCTTGACTAAGGATCTGACTATGGCTTTCTGAGACTCGTAGTCCATCTTTGAGATGTCTCCCTTGCTTAATTCACGTTTGATTGTATTCTTAGACTCCTCTTGTTTGAGAGCTGGGTCATTCTCTAGCTCTTTTTCTAGCAAGGCTCTCATGCTTAGAAATTCGCTTGACTTGCTTTGTAATTCTTCCAGTGTAATTCTGTCATCTATGTAGAGGTCATTGAGCCTGCTCAGTTTTTTAGAGAGCTCTCTAATCTGTTTCTGATAGCTTTCACGGTCTATGGACTCTTTGCGATTGTCTGAGAAGATTGTCTCTAAGTATTCAGAGTCATGTTGTAACTTATTGACCTCTTTTAAGACAAAGGCCTCAAGGTCGTCCTTGAGATAAAAACCTGAGTCACATTTCTTGTTATCATTGTAGGTAGTGACTCCTCTCAACTTTCTAGGGTGCCTTTGATGGCACTCATATTTTACAAGCCTAGTCCCATCTTTGCGATACATCCCCATGAGTATTTTTAGAGGCGCTAGACAGTAGCCACACTGGACAATACCTGAGAGCATGTACTTTGCCTGGAATGGTCTAGGGTTAAAATTCTCAAGTGCCGTCCTTTGTCTGATCTTTAGTTCTTCCTGAGTCTTATCAAAATCCTCTTTAGAGATAATAGCCTCATGATTGCCCTTGTATATTTCTCCCATGAATTGATTATATCCACAATATACAGGGTTTCCTAAAATCATTCTGACCGCTCTGTAGTTCCAAGGTTTTTCTTTTGGGAATTTCTCATTTAGGTCATCTCTTAATTTTGTGATCGACCTACCTGAGAGGTAGGTCTCAAACATGAATTTGATAGCTAGTGACTGGACTGGGTTGATGGTCATGGTGCCTGTTCCTCTGTGATAGTCATACCCATAGGATGTTTTAGTCCACATCATGGATTTACCAGCTTTTGCACGCCCTAGCTTGCCCAGTTGCATTCTTTCCTTTATCTGTTCCCTCTCTAGTTGAGCAAAAACACTCAAGAGTCCTATCATGGCTTTCCCAAACGGTGTGGAGGTGTCAAAATTCTCTTGCAAGCTCAGAAATTCAATCCCATTCTTAATGAACACATCCTCAATCAAGAATAGTGTGTCTTTCTGACTACGGCTAAGACGGTCCAGCTTATAGACTAGAACCGTGTCAAATTTTCTCTTTTTGGCATCTTTTATAAGTTGTTCTAGCGCTGGTCTGTCGGTGTTTGAACCTGAGAAACCTCCATCAGTATAGACCTTGTAAACACTCCAGTCTTTAATATTGCAGTAGCTAGAGAGTTTATCTTTTTGCTCCTCGATTGAGTATCCCTCCTCAACCTGGTTTGTTGTCGAAACCCTGACATATATAGCTACTTTATTTGTTGTAATCATAGTAGTACCTCTTTCAAAATTTCCTAAAAAATGATAAAATGGGTACAAGAAAACATCTCAAAAGGTAATATCTTTTGAAAAGTTTTTCTTGTAAATGCTAGCCTCACGCTCTCGGTCGCCAAACTTCTGAGCGTGGGGCTTTTTTTATTTAACTTTCACTTCCATATCTCCATTTAATTTCTGAGAAACTAGTGAGTCGCCGTCATCTGTTTTGATGTGTAACATTGGGTATGAGTTGAAATCAACCTCATTAGTAGCAGCCCAAACATTAAAAGCTTCATGCTCCTTTGTTTTTAAGCCATCAGCAAAGGCTTGCAAATCTGTTTTAGGGTAATACTTATATTCGTTCGGAACTTTCACATAGAGAATAGTGTCCTTGTTGTAAAAAGTATATGTAGAAATATCCACCCCTTTATCAGTTAAATCTTGTTTAAAGTAATCAATAAAGCTGGTCATCTGCTCAGCTGATACTCTCGGTAGTTTATCATCAGTTTTAGAGCTTGCCTCGGTTGACTTTGAGCTTTCCACAGTTTCCTGTTTAACTTCTGATGTTGAGCTAGTTTCAGAAGATGAGTTTTTCCCTTGAGAACATGCGACAAGAGCAACTACAGAAAGGCTTAGAAAGCCTAAAGATAATAATTTTTTCATGAAATTCCCTCCCAGCTTTTAATGTGGTTCAGTAATTGCACATCTTTTTTAATTTTTATAAATTTCAACGACTTCACCGATTGTACGGATGTCGTCATTTTCTGTTAGATGGATTTCCTCATAGCTATTATTGAGGCTCTGCAAGTACCAACTTCCATCATAATCACGCTTTAATTTTTTAACAAAGTTTTTTCCGTTCACTTGGAAGATACCGATTGAATTGATATCAATTTTACTAGCTACTCTGATAAATAATAGATCATTATCTTCTATAAGTGGTTCCATTGAGTCGCCAGCTACTTTAGCTATTGTATCATACTCGTTAGGGACATCATTAGCTCTCAGTCTTACCTCCATGTGGAGGTTATCTTCTTGGAAAGTACCATGACCAGCAGCTACCAAGCCCTCTACATAGTCAGTAATATAGTCCTCGTCATCTTGAGGTTTGTTGAAAATAGAAATAATATTAGAGTTTTCTTGCTCTTCAAGTTGCTCCTTAGCATAATTAAGGACTTTCTCTTGTCTTTGTTCTTCTAATTGATCATAAATTGAAATAATTTCATTTTTTTCGCTTTGTGCTGTAATTTTCCCAAGTTTACTATCTGCAAGTCCTAAAAGGTAGTCTGATGTAACATTGAAAATCTCTGCTAGTTTTTTTAGGTCTTTACCTTTTGGGAAATTTTCATTTTTCTCCCACTTTGAAACAGTAGTATAGGTTTTCATACCCAGTATTTCTGAGAGTTCAGTCTGTGTCATATTACGACCTTCTCTCAACTTCCTTACTCGGTCTCCTAGTTGCTCCATAGGAAATCTCCTTTTTTATTTTTGATAAGTAAATTATATCAAAATTATGATTATAAATCAACTATATAAGAAAAAAGTTTTAAATAAAATATAGTTTTTACGTTTTTTTAAAAAAATAGAAAATAAATCATATAAAATACTTGACATGAGATTTAAAATCATATAAAATATAATCATCATCAAGAAAGGAGCAAGTCATATATGGTCACTATTGCAGAATTGAGAGCTAAACATAATAAGATGTCGCAGCGTGAATTGGCAAAAAAATTAGGTGTTACTCAAACGTCTATCAGCAACTGGGAAAAAGACCAGACAAAAATTTCAGGTGAGTATCTCATTAGTCTAGCTTTGTTTTTCAATGTGTCTACTGATGACATTCTTGGAATAAACAAGCAAGAGACATAAAAATTTTAAACTGTATATGATTTAAAATCATATAAGAGAAAGGAGTAGACATGAATGAATTCATCAACGTAACCCTGAATGACAATCAGGAATACTTGACAGGATAAAAACAAAAAGCCCCTCTGGAACGGCAATTCCATTGAGGGACTAAGCAAAATACTTTACGAGGTAATTATATCATGAAAACAGTAAAAAAGGAATGGGAGCCACGGATTGTAAACATTATGGCAGATGGCTCAATCGTTGAAGATCTAACAGGATATGTCATCCCAGCTGGTCATTCATACTATGACATCATTTTAGGAATGCACAAGCGAGAGTTACAGAAATGGGCTTAAATATGAGGTATGCAGTATATAATCAGGAATACCAACGAGAACTACACTCAGATGAACAATCACTCAGCTCAAAACTCAAATCTGAGCTTACAAGCTAAAGGATTGCTATTGGTACTGATGTCTAATAAGGATACATGGCGCCCTTACATTGATGAGCTTTCCAAACGCTCCAGGAATGGGCGTGACGCTCACAGGGCAGCTTTTGACGAGCTGAAAGAGGCTGGTTATATCCGTATCTATCGCAAGAGTTTTGGCCGTGGTAAAGGTATCCAGAATTTCCCTCTAGTTCAAGATGTACCAATTTCAGATAGTTATTGGGAATATTGGGTAAGTAATCTTGAGAAAGAGTTATCCACAGAATAGTAAAATGGTTCATTTACAACTTACTGATTTTACAAAGTTGAAAAGTTCAAAAGTTGAATTTTACAAAGTTGAAAAATTCAAAAGTTGAAAAATCCGACACTAATAATAACTAATAAATAATAATAACTAACTTAATAATAATCTAAGCCTAACGGCACTAACTTAGTAATAACTACTAGCTTTACAACAAACTACTACTAATCTAAATAAAAGAAAGGGATAACTGAGTTATCCACAGGAGAAAAATCATGATTGACAAAGATCAAATTATCAAAGCGCAACAAGAAAAAATTGAACGTATTGAACAGCTGCAAGAAGAACTACATAAACTATCTATGTTAGGATTGCTTGCTGTAAATATTTTAGGACTACCTGATGAACTAAAAATTTCAATGAATGCAATCCATGATGTCTCACATACTATCAAGGATGTATTGAATGGTATGAGTCCAAAAGAGGCTATTGAGAAAAATATGGCAGAAGAAGATAAGGAGGACGAATAATGTTAGACAAGTTGAAAGAATTTTTTGGACTAGATGATCTTTGGGGTGATGGCCAATCAAAATCAAACAGCAATTTGATTGATGTCAAAACTCTCCAAACTGAAAACAAACGGCTTAAAGCCATCATCAAGCAACAGAACGACCTGCTACAAGAGCTCTTTGAGGAAAATATGGATCTTGGACGTAGTCGCAGACAGTACGCTGATACAGTCGCAATGCAACAACGCCTGCTTGATGTCTATCAAGATATGGAGTTATAGGAGGTAGCACATGGACAGAGGACTATTTGGCACCTTTGACTATGATCGTGACTACTTGCAGCCTCCTGAACCCAGGGAAGAACGTGACCCAGCTGATTATGTATTTAGTGCTGGTCAATGGATCTATGTAGGAGATTGCTAGCCTAAAGGAGAAAAAATGACGCAGATGACCAATAAAGGAAAGTCGTTCATAAGAGCAGAGATCTCTGAAAAACAAAAAGATTATATCAGACTTCTTGCTGAATTGAGAGGCGTGACAACACAAGAACTTCTAGGTCAAGTTGTAGAACGTTTTATTGACAGGAATTTGCAACTTATTCAAGACTACAATAATGAATTAGATGCCTTAAACAGTAAGGCTGTCCGCAGAATTAACATGAATACATAGGAGAAAACAAAATGACTAATAATCAATTAGCAGCACAGACAAAACGTGACATAGCAGTAGATACTAGTGTATGGACCTTTCAAGATGTCAAGAGGTATTTTGATCCACAAAACCTACTGACTGAGAAACAAGTAGGGCAAGCCTTATCTCTTATCAAAGGACGGAATCTGAATCCATTGGCTAATGAGGTCTACATTGTGGCCTATAAGAAAAAAACAGGGGGCACAGAGTTTAGCTTGATTGTCTCTAAAGAGGCATTCTTAAAGCGTGCTGCTCAATGTAAAGACTATGAAGGATTTGAGGCTGGAGTAGTTGCAGTAGACAGTGATGGGGTTATGCACGAACGTAAAGGAGCAATCCTCCTCCCAGGAGATACACTGATCGGTGGATGGGCTAGAGTATACCGAAAAAATTTCAAGGTACCTGTGGAAATCTTTGTCAGCCGTGAAGAGTACGACAAGAAACAAAGTACTTGGAACGCTATGCCAGCGACTATGATTAGGAAAACGGCCCTAGTAAATGCTCTTAGAGAGGCTTTCCCTGAAGATTTAGGCAATATGTACACAGAGGACGACGGTGGAGAAACATTTGATCGTATCAAAGACGTCACACCTCAAGAGAGTCGTGAGGATGTAGTAGCACGCAAAATGGCTCAGATTGAGCAATTTAACAGAGAGCAAGAGACAAGCTATGCAACACCTGAGATGGAGACTGAGTCACCTCATGAACCAATCCAAGGCGAGCTACTAGATGACAATGAACTTGAATTTTAGAAAAAAGGAGGGGCAACATGCAAGAATTACAAGTAAAAATCACACAGGCACAGGTTGAAATCATTGACCGTGAGAAATTTGAGCAAAATATCAATGAGGTAGTGACTAAATATCAAAATTACACGGTCACAGCCTCAACTATTAAGGATGATAAGCAAGTCCTTTCTAATTTACGAAAACTAGACAAGCAAGTCTCTGATGAGCGTATCCGAAATAAGAAACTACTATCTGAGCCTGCTGATGAGTTTGATAAATACATCAAGCAAGCCATTCAACCACTAAAAGACATCATTGAAAAAATTGATGTAGATGTCAAAGAGTTTGAGAACCATCAAAAAATGGTCAGACTGGACACAGTCAAGGCCTACCTAGCAAACAAGTCAGCTGAGTACATGCTAGACCCTAGAGTTTTTGATGAAAAGGCTACAGAATACATCAAGGCTAGTGATTTCATGGCTGATGGGATGACTCTCAAAAAAGCCACTATGAAAAGTCTTGATGATATGGTTACATTTGAATTTCAGAAACAGCAAGAATTTGAAAAGGCTAAGTCAGCTATTTCAGGTTTATGTTCTGAGTATGGCATGACTGACTCACCTTACATTAGACAGCTGAAAGACTTGACTCTTGCTGAAGTCTTTGAACAAATCAAAGCTGACTATGAATTTGAAAAGCAAAAGGAAGAGCTCAGACAAGCTCAAGAACGAGCAGAGCGAGCTAATCAGGAGCTTTTAGCAGCTCAACAATCCAAACAGCAAGAACAGGCTCCAAAATCAACAGAGACCCCAAAATTTGACCCAGAGACAGGCGAAATCTTGGACAGTGAGCAAATCCCTCAAAATGAGCAGAACTCTCTTAGAGGGGCTGAAAATGACCTAAAACGATATACCCAAAAAATGACTTTAGAGGTGTATTTTGTAGATACAGCCGAAAAAGACCGTTTCAAGGCTACTCTTGAACAAGCAGGGTTTAAATTTAAGGAAAACTATCAAGTCAGCGGTTATCAACGTATTGAGCCACTGACTCAGACTGAACTCAATGAGCAATGTGGGTGGTAATTATGGACATCAGAAAAGTATCAGATAGCATTTCAATCTATTCAGACGGCAAGAGATTGCAGGTTATCCACAACCTAGGGGATGAGTTTATTTTAGATTTCAAGATAGAGCAAGATGATGTATGGAACCTTGATGGACAAGTCTTGGAAATTGTCAATAATCTTGAGCCAGTATTCAAAATTTGTGGCTTTTGCTCAAAAGCTGGAGAGGATATGCACAGATTAAGATGGGCTATTCTACAATTTGAGGAATTTGAACGATATATCAAAGACAATCAGGATGAGCTGATGAAATGGTGGCACAATCCAGGAGAGGAGAGGAAAGAAAATGAATGATTTTATCAAAGAGATTGGGATGGCTATCCTATGGATGTTTTTAGGCTATCTCTTGGGAGAGCGTAGCGCTAGAGAGGACAAAACAGATGATCAATAACGTCACATTGGTTGGGAGGCTTGTAGCGCCTCCTGACCTACGAAAAACGCCTAACAATGTATCTAGCTTGCAGGGCACACTTGCAGTCAATCGCAATTTCAAGAATGAAAATGGAGACCGTGAGGCTGATTTTATCCAATTTCAGGCATGGAGAGGCACAGCTGACATCATTGCTCAGTATTGTAGCAAGGGCTCACTTATTGGCCTCACAGGGCGCTTACAAGTGAGGTCTTATGAAAAAGACGGTCAGCGTCGATATGTGACCGAAGTAGTCGCTGAGCGGTTCCAGCTTTTGGAAAGTAAGGGAGATAATCAAGGGCAAGCTCAACAAAATGCAGCCCCTAACTTTGCAAGAAATAACAATCAGCAAGGGGTTACAAATCCGCTTGATATTTCAGATGATGATTTGCCATTCTAGGGGGTATTGATGACAGATAGAAAAATGACTGTCTGGGCATTGTTTGATAGTGGGAACGGCAGCTATACAAAAGGCGTGAAAGCCCTGAATAGTTCGGGGGGGGGCGAACATTGACATCTACCCAATCGGAATAGATATAGAAAAGAAAAACAATCATTTTATCAATCTAAATCTTGCTGATTATAGCAGACTTTTTGGAGACAATACTCTTTTTGACACGCTTGACAAATTGCCAAAACCTGACCTGATTATAGCAAGCCCTCCATGTGAGAGTTGGTCAAATGCAAGCGCTATAGCCAATGGGAATGCTTGCTGGAAACAAGAAGATCTCTCAGATAGCCTCTTTGCTCCTCAAAGGGAGCCTAGTATGTTTACTATCAGAAACGCCTCTGACTATGAGCAAGCATACAATAATTATAAGTATGACCGTCAATTTATGAAAAGGGTAAATGGGGAGCTTTGTGCTTTCAATACCATTGAGATCATCAAGCGGTATGACCCTAAATATTTCATCATAGAGAACCCAGCAAGTGGGCGCTTGTGGAAATATATTGAGGATGTCATGGATTTCAAGCTCCCACATCTCAACCTCACACGCTACAACAATTATGACTACCCTTTGCAGAAACCCACAAAGTTTGCTAGTAATCTTGATTTAGGTCTTAAAAATGACATTATCAAGCAAGAAATTGAATGGGGAAAATTCTCTAAGTCATACAACGAACGGTCAAACATTCCACAAAACCTAGTAATAGAGATTTTCACTAAGGTTTACAATGAATTTTTACAGGAGAAACAACATGGCAAGTAAAATCAATGTGACAGAAAATATTGCTATCATCATTGAGAAACAAAAAATAGAGGTCGTTACGACCCTAAATTATGATATGAGCATTAGCTTTGATAACAAAGACGCCGCACCTACACTAGATGAGAATGGTGACCTTTTTGAACCAGTCTACAAGTGCAAAGTCTGGGCAATTCCTAAAAATGATGTATTTTTCACCTCATTAACACGAGTCAAGAGCAACATCAAGACGCTACAAGAGGTTAAGAAATTCTTTGAGTTCGTAAACGAAAACAGAGAAAATCTCTTTGAGATGGCAGGATTTAAGGGGGCTCTTGAATGAAATTGACTCTGAACATTGAACCTAGACCTCAATCACGGCCAAGATTTGCAAGGCGTGGGAGTTTTACCACGACTTATGAAGATAAGGGCATGAAAACCTGGCGCAATCATTGCCAGCTGCTCATTGCTAATCAGTATATGGGGCAGCCTATCCTTGAGGGAGCGCTGAGGGCAAAGCTTAGATTTTACATCAAGCCTCCTCAGTATATTTCCAAAATCAAGAAGAACCAACAGGCCCTCCTGGATGAGATTATCCCTGTAGGCAAAAAGCCTGACATTGACAACTATGAGAAAGCTCTATATGACAGTATGTCAGGGATCGTCTTCCAGGATGACGGTCAGATAGCGCTACATGATGTAGGCAAGTTCTACAGTCTAAATCCACGGATAGAGGTTGAGATTGAGGTCATGAAATGGAAAACTTGATAGATATAATCAGAGATATGAAATTCTCATTTTTAGAAGTCTTGATAATTGCTATCCTATCACTTGCTGGTGGAGTTTTTGTCCACAAAACACAGCAAACACAGCTTACAAAAGCTCCCATAATCATCTATAAGGTGGACAATGCAGGCGCTGAAATTGATGGCAAGATAGTAGACAAGGAAATCATTGAGGGGCACCATACGGTCACTGTGGCCTCTTACGGAAAATTTCTAGTAAGTAAATCTCAATATGAGAGCCTGAAAGTAGGCGATGACATGCCTGAGTATTTGAAGAAATGAGGCAAACATGAGAATTAAAACAAAAGACGATACCATTATTCATGTAAACAAGACTCAACGTAGTATCACGATTGAGGGAGTTGAATACAGTGGAGCGTGCCGTGCACTGGTATCTGATAACAAAGACGGCACAGGCACAATCACGCTTGTCTTTGATGGTAAGATTATTTAGAGGAGGTAACGGAATGATACCAAGATTTAGAGCGTGGGATAAAGTGTTTAAAGAAATGGTGCAAGTTAATGCATTAGTCTTAGATGAACAAGTTGTTAAAGTGACTTACAAAAATGGCAATGTTGCAAAAGAGGATATGAAAGAATATGAACTCATGCAATCGACAGGACTCAAAGACAAAAACGGTAAGGAAATCTTTGAGGGGGATATCGTCGATTACAAAGGCAGAAAAGCAGTTGTCAAATGGCACGGTTCTTACGCAAGTTTTATTTACAGATTTGTAGATGAACTAAATGAAAGGGTTTCAGAATGGCATCCTCTATTTCTCGCTTATTATCACTTTGAAATCGTCGGTAATATTTATGAAAATCCAGAACTTTTGGAGGTTGAAGAATGAGCCCAGAAAAAACTGACAATGTAAACAATCCAAGCCACTATCAAGGTCGGTACGGTATGGAGTCCATCGATGTTTTAAGAAATTTCATGACAGATGAACAGTTGAAAGGATTCTTTTTAGGTAATAGTTTAAAATACCTACTAAGACACCAGAAGAAAAACGGTCTTGAAGACCTGAAGAAAGCACGCAAGAACCTTGATTGGTTGATTGAGGAAATGGAGAACAAAAATGAAACCTAAAAAATATCCGTATTCAGGATTTAAAAAAGCAAAAGAAACAGCTAAAGAAGATAAGCTAGAGTTTGTAGTCTTTCCTAACGTAACCCTTAGAAAAGAAATGCTCAAGCATATCTACACGGTTACTAGGTATCATGACGGCTGTACAATCATTTATTTCAAAGTCCCAAAACTTTTTGGACTTGGATATGATGAGGAAAGAGTAAGGGTCGCTCTGAGATACGAGGATACTTTAAAAATTTTGAATGATGTCATGTAAAAGGAGTAATGAGAGTGGATAGAGCAACAGAGCTCTTAAAAGAGCTACAGCATTTAGACTTAGATATTCAAAGCCGTATAGATGAAATCAATGAGCTTGAGGCTGGTCTACTCTCAAGCCCTAAATGGACAGATGTCAAAGTTAAAGGAGGACAGCCTAGAAAGATTGATGATGTATATGCTCAACTTATAGCCATGAAAGATGAGATAGAGAAAGACACAAAGGTCATCATTGACAGGAAATTAGAACTAAGCAGGCTCATCAATAAGTTATCAGACCCTAAACATCGGACAATCCTGAGGATGACGTACATCAATAAGGGCACAGCTGATAGTATTTGTTATGATTTAAAAATGAGCCGTACAACTTATTACAGATTGAAAAATGAGGCGATTTCAGCCTTAGAGAAAGTCATCTGATGTCAAAGTGTCAAAGTGGAACTATTTGGGACAGCACGGTTTTATAATTCTGATAAAATGATAGTATCAAATGCTGAGGCAGATGAGACTCCTTATGAATTGAGGCGCAAGCCTCTTTGAGGTAGTGATACGGATGACAGTCCCTTTTTTAAAATTGCTACTGTTGTTCCTTTGGGGGCTGTCCATGGTTCAAGTCCATGCGCTACCATTTTTAAAAAGCTACAAAAAATAAAAATGTAAAGGTAACAATATACTATTGGTTCTAATTGAGGTTAGTAGCTCCTCAGATTAAGTCACTCATTGAGTGGCTTTTTTATTTTGTTTGAAAAGGAGGTAGTTTAGTGAGTGGATAAATTAACCCCAAAACAAGAGCTATTTGTCCAAGGAATAATCACTGGACTATCTCAGAGACAAGCATATAGACAAGCGTATCCATCCGCTATGAAGTGGCGAGATAAAGTAGTTGACAACAAAGCTAGTGAGCTATTGAAAAATGGTGAGGTTTTGGTGAGGTACAGAGAATTATTAAAACAATTCTCAAACATGTCTTTGTGGGCTAGAGAACAGGCTTTCAATGAGTATGAATGGCTAAAAAATAAAGCTAGAGCAAGTATTGAGGTTGAGGGAGTGAGGCAAGCTAACTCAACAGCATTCTTGTCAGCTTTGGATGGCATGAACAACATGGCTTTCAGAGATTTAGAACTAGCTGATAAAAAGCTAAGGCTTGAAATTGAAAACCTCAAGGCACAGCTAGGCTCTAATGATGAGGATGATACAGTCATAACTGGATTTACATTTGATAGGAGTGAGTACGATGGTAACACTAAACCTAGCCAAACTGATTAACCCAGTATTTGATGATGTCCTATACACTGATAAGAGCCATGTGGTGCTCAAGGGTGGCCGTGCCTCTACTAAGTCATCAGTGGTCTCTATTGACCTTGTCAATGACTTTATCAATGACCCTATGGGTAATGTGGTAGTACTACGCAAAGTAGGCAAGTACTTGAGAATGTCAGTATATGAGCAGATAAGGTGGGCTATCTATGAGATGGGTCTAGCTAATCAGTTCAAGTTTGGGAAATCTCCCTTACAGATAACTCATATCAAGACAGGAACAGCCTTTTATTTCTACGGTGTAGATGACCCCATGAAACTCAAATCCCAAAAGATAGCTAAGGGCTATGTTATGGCCGTATGGTTTGAGGAGCTTGCTGAGTTTGCAGGCCGTGAGGATATTGACATAGTTGAGGATACTTTCATCCGTCAAGAACTCCCAAACGGCAAGCAGGTCAAAGTCTATTTCACTTACAACCCTCCACGCAATCCTTATGATTGGATCAATGAGTGGGTGGCTGAGAAAGCTAGTGACCCTACCTACATGATACATCATAGCACCTACCTTGATGATAGACTAGGCTTTTTGTCTAGGCAGATGATTGAGAAGATAGAGCGCTACAAAGAGACTGACCCTGACTATTACAGATGGATGTATCTAGGAGAGGTCATCGGTCTTGGTAATCATGTCTATAACATGAGCTATTTTAAACCACTACAGAGCCTCCCTGAGGATGATAAGCTGATAGGCATATCATTTGCCATGGATACTGGACACCAGCAATCAGCAACAACCTGTGGAGCCTACGGACTTACAGCAAAGGGTAAGGTCATCCTATTAGACACTTTCTATTACAGCCCAGCTGGCAAGACCATCAAGAAAGCCCCTAGTGAACTATCTGTGATGATCCATGACTTTATAGACAAGGTCATGAAACAGTACAGAGTACCTAAACTCAAGATGACTATTGATAGTGCTGAGGGGGCTTTGCGTAACCAATATTTCAGAGATTATGGCGAGCGCTGGCACCCAGTAGCCAAGAAGAAAAATCAGACTATGATAGACATGGTCATCAGCTTACTAGCTGAGGGGCGTTTCTACTACCTTGACACAGAGAATAACAAGGTATTTATAGAGGAACATAAGATGTACCGATATGATGACAAGACCATCAATACAGATGACCCTAAAGTCATCAAGGAAGATGACCACACAGTAGATGGTTTCAAGTATTTTGTCTTAGACAACGCTAGGGAGCTGAGACTAAAAGCCTAAAGGAGCTAACAATGGGACTAGTCCAAACTATAAAAGATATTTTTAAGAGGAGTAAGTATGCGATGACAGCGCAAAATTTAACTAATATCACTGACCATCCGAAGATAGCAGTGTCATCCACAGAGTATGACCGTATCAGAGAGAATGTCAGATATTTCTCAGGCCGTTATCCACAGGTAGAATACCTGGACAGTAACGGTGTCAAAAATAAAAGAGATTTCAATCATTTGCCTGTAGGGCGTACAGCTGCTAAGAAGATTGCAAGCCTGGTATTTAATGAACAGGCTGAAATCAAGCTAGATGATGAACAAGCTGACAAGTTTATCAAGTCTCAGCTACAAAATGATAGATTTACAAAGAACTTTGAGCGCTACCTTGAGAGCTGTCTGGCCCTTGGGGGCCTTGCTA